TTTTTCAGTTACCACTAAGTTATTAGAAATTGCTTTCATTTGCGCTGTAATTCCAGCACTGCCAATTTCTAACAGTTTACCCATTTCAAGGCCAGACCGGCCAAAATTATCATTGAGTAGTTTATTTCTTTCTTCCTGTGTTTCTAAAGCGTTGTATTGATCTGCCAGGTCTTTTATGCCTTGAATAGACATATCAAGACCCTTCTTTGCCCCGATACTCATAGCGGTATTCAAGTCTGATTGACTTAGGAAAGCATCATCAGCTACTTGTACCATTCTTGATAATTCGTCTGTGTTATCCCCCGTGAATCTAGCCATATCAACAATAGACGAAACATAAGCATCATTTAACTCAATCGCCTGTTTAGTGTATTGGATAGCCTTAGCCATTGCTGCGCTTGCTAATCCAATCGCTCCAGCCGTCCCTAAAGAGAATCCGGTTACTGATTGAAAAGCGGTTCCAAGACCGCCTAAAGCACTCTTACCTTGTTTGGTAAAAGTGTTAGTATCGGTCTTGGATTTATTCAAGCCTTTTGTATATTCAGTAGAATCTAATATAAGTTTGGCGAATATACTTGCACTCGATGTCATGCTATGCTCCAAATGCGCGTTTAGCCATTGCGCGTAGTTCGTCTCTGTGTTCTTCCCGGTATGCTTTTAGTTCTTCCGGTGTCATGTCACTTGGTTGAACCTCAAATATCCACTTGGTCAAATCTCGCATAAAATCTATTACTTTGAATTGTTTTTTACCTTTATGCGCAATCGCCCACAATTCAGAGCGTAGTTTTGCAAATTGATATTCTGTTTCTTCCCAACCCCACGGCTCTAACAAGTACATAAGTTCCCAGTCGTGGTATTCGCTTGCTGAAAGTTCCCGTATTTCTTCTTTTGATTTATGAAGAGCCAACCCCAACCGCATCTCGAATAAACGGTCAGGGTCGGCTATTAGTTTTTTAGTTCTTCCTTTGTTTGCGCCTTAGCCGCTTTCTTGGCAAGTTTAGAATCTAAGTCCATGCCAGAAAACTTGAGAATTTCAAGAGCGCACCATCCGATAAACTCACCGGCTTTTTCGTTCAGTTTTTCAACGTCACTCTCAGAGAATATCCGTTTACCGTCCGCGTCTGAAAGCCCTCTTGAACATAACCAGGCATCATGTCCGTAAAGACCTACCATGTCATACTCGGTACCGGATGTTTTCACCTTACCGGTTCCAAATTGGCGAATAAGGTAATTATCCTGATCGCCTCTTGAAAGTTGTTTGATGAATAATTCTTTCCCGCCCCATACCGGAATTGAATCCGGTACGGTAATGGGTTTGGTTGTCAAATCTTGCATTGCCAAAATTTCATCACGAGTTAAAGCCATTATTAGTTCTCTTTCTCTGGATCGATCCAGGCTACTTTTTTGATTATTTCAGTTGCACCATCTGTTGACCCGTCAACATACTTTTCAACAGTCATTGTTACGGCTTCGCGTACGGGAATGTTGATTGTTATGTTTTTTGTTTTAGACGGGTCTTCGCCAAGAGCGCGAATCAAATTTAATGTCCATTCGTCTGATCCACAAACTTTTAACATTGAATAACCTTTCTACTAAGCGAACACAGGTTTCCCGGTGATCTTGATTGAGAATGCAAGTTTAGCCTGCATTGCTAACGGAGTCGTGGGAGTAAAAGCGGTAATGTGTCCGGTGAATGAGAATGTACCCAAAGAATCAGGTAAAACGAGTTTCCAGTTGTGGTTCACATCATCATTAAACGCTTCTAAAACGCCGGTGTTTTCATCGTGTGTAGCGTTGTTCGGGAGCCAGTTACCTTCCGCGCTCAACGAACCACCGTCTTTTAGTCCGGCAATATATTCACGGAATCTATCAGGTGAACCATAGTTCGTGACTTCAATAGAATCCTTAGTCATGGCGGGCGGGTTTACGTCTGTCAACTCTGCAATGTCTGCAAAACTTTCAGTAGTTGCCCCGTCGCCAAGCTGTAATTTAGTACCATAAGCCCAAAATGCGCTTGAAATAGCCATAATAATCTCTCCTATCCGGGATAACCGGCGGGTAAACGAAGCACGGCAACTTTTACACTAGCAGCGCTCACTGTGATTCTAATAGTTCCGGCGCTAGACTTCCATCCAATTGAATTTGTTAATCCAATCCCAAACACGGCAAAATCACCGGCTGCCAGTGAATAGGTTGTAATGTCCTCTGACCGGCCTTTTTCATCGTCAACACTGGTAATGGTGATGGTCTTAGCATCGGCTACTTCGGTATTAGTGACAAGTAGAATCTCTCTACCCGTACAAACAAAAGTATCACCATCGGTCAATGTACCGGCTGCAAAAGTAAAATCAGCCGCCCCGACCCCAACCGCGGCAAACGGAGCCAGAATAGTTTGCGGAACAATAACTGTAGGTGCTGCCATAATTTAATACTCCTTTACTAGCTTGTTGAATAGATTATCTTGTTCACTTTTAGGAAAGTGGGTAATGACATGGAGAATCATTTGATCTTTTTTGTCCTCACCACTTTCACTATGACCACAATTTTTACACTTATAAACATCCATTACGCCTTTCCATTTTGTGACTTCCCAAAACTCCCGACGTGCCTCTGGTTTTACGTCTGCCACAATCGCTTTCTCGGTGACGGTCTCAATTTCTGGAATAGTTTCCATGATTGGCTGTGTTTCGACAATCGCTTTTTCAAGAATAGAATCAATTTCATTCTTTAACTCTTGAGAAATTGGAATCGTCGCGGTTGCTTCTTTTTCTTTTTTCACGTTTTTACTTCCTCTTGGTCGCATGTAAATCCTTTCTACGAATTTAGTCCGATTGTTAGCTCCAAAATATTTCTATATGCTTTTTGGTCAGCATCTTTTGGAACACTCACTGTATTGACAAAACACTTTCCTACACTTACATCACCCATCATGCCACGATAGCCAGTTAAGGCATCTTCTAAGGTTCGTTTTGCCGCGTCTGCTCCAATTATGGTATCTGAAACCACATCACACTGTACAAGCACCTCGCGGCCTCCTGCGCCTTGGTGAGTATATATTCTGTTGCTGTTTGGTTCCCACAAATAAGCGTACGGATAAGCTTGACCGTCAGGAACATCTATACCTGTAATACGATGATCGAATAACGCGGTCACTGTAGTATTTTGCATAAGAAAAGTTATTACATTCGGTATCAGTTCCATCGTGTTAAAATGAACCTCTTGAATTCCGACTCAATAGCATGAGTTACTTTATCTTTATCGTTTATCGCAGTTGGCCTCACGAATGGGTGAGGACGATTACCAACCGTTCTAACGAATGTTCCATCTTTTCTGCGGTACACCCAGGGAGTAGACCGACCTTGACCGTTTTCAGCATAGATACCAGTACCGTATTCTTGATAGATTGCGTACTTTACTTCTGGACCTACTTCATCCTCAATCTTTTGGATTGAAGCCTCTGTAATGTGGCTTTGTATACCGTCTCTCATTTCACCACTATCAACGGCGGCGCGTTCTTTCATTCCTTCAATCAAAACTCTCGCGCCTTTTTGTTCAAACTTTTGTAAAGTAGCTACGTCAATAGTTATTTTTTTGAGAGCAGCGTCAAATTGTTTAGTATCGTATGTTATGGTCGGGTTCATACGGTTATCAACTTTCCGTCAGTCAAAAATCCATGCCAGCCGGCGTTCCATCCAGGATAATCTTTAACTAAAATAGACGGCGTTATAGTTGGTAAATCCTTATTGCCGTTCCATTTCCAGTGTGGTTTTCCTTGCATAGTGTTTTCAGAAATTGGAATAATAATAGTTTGAATAAACGCATCGGCACCATATCTAATAGCGATCAACTCGTCGTTATTTTGGAAACACCAATCTCCAATCTTTCCATTAGCGTCAAGATCGTCAAGATTCTTTAGTAAACTCATACGGTCACCGCTTTCAACGCACACACAAACCCAAATACATCACGATTAGTACATCCTGCAATCTCAAAAGTTTTATCAGGATAATAAGCAGTCCCGAAACGACCAACTAATTTGAACTTGTCGCCTTTCGTCGGTTCGGTAGGAGAGTTGAATCTAACCTCACCCATGAGTATCTCTAAATCAATGTGTTCCTTCCAGATTGACAATGTAGGTTTATCGGTAAACGAACACACCACCGGCACATTAGATAATGTCATTATTTCGTGATTATAAATATCATAAGTTCCGCTGCCAACTTCCTTAATCAAATACCCGGTATCTCCAAACATAGCTTGTTTAGTGACACGAGATAATTGAGCGGTCAATCTGGCATTCGGTAACACTATACACCACCTTCAGGACTGTCATAATGAAGCCCGTCTGAATTTACATCCGTAAGATACTCGTAACTATCAGCCCTGTGAGCATGAGAGATTGAACTTGACATTACAGCACCTTGAGAGATACCGTATTTCTGGCATTTCAATTTCAGCATATTTTCAAACGCCTTACGCGCTTCCGCATTAGAGACTGACATCCAATCCAACTTGAAATCAGGAATAGATAATTGAGTGATGATGTGATCTAAACAACTTACAACCGCCTGACCAATCGAAGTAGTTAGGAAATAGTTGATTGTTTCATCCTCAAGGTAATGCCCTTCGGAGTTTACGTCACCTATTTCAAATCTAACTTTAGCCAGGTCGGTTGATAGTGTGTTGTCATAAGTGAAGGTCATTGTTAATCCGTAAGTGTGTAAGATGCGGCCAAAGTCCCGGTAGGCGTGCCGTCGTTATTAGATCCACCTTGGGTGAACTTCATCAATCCAATACCCTGAACATTGAAAGTCATGTAACTGGACTTATCAGCGGTCAACGTGATCTTAGTGTCAGTCAAGGTAATAGCACCGCCAGTAGCGGTTCGTTCGGCGTAAGGATATGCTGTTCCGCCAGGTTCCATAAGAACAGAAGGGGTAATAATCAATCCGGTTTCATCGCCCTTGACATAAGCAAAATAAAGTGTGAGATATTCTTGACCTCGACAATCTATTTCACTACCTATCAAAGTTTGGGTAGTTTTTGCAATAACGGTTGCGGCCTGTAAGACAGCGTTCATTTTTTGCCTTCCTTTTCAGGCGAATCTGATTTTTTTAGCCAATATTCACATTCAGCTATTGCACCAACGTAAGCATTCAGGTTCGCCTGTAATTGAGTTATCTGCGCCCTAGTCTGTTCTTTTTCTTGATTGAGCAGAACAAGCCTATCTTGTAATTCTTGTTTAGTCATACATATTCCGATCTACTGATGAAGTGAATTATATAAAGGAATGTAATAAGAATCGGCGCCAATTTTTACAAGGAACGCGGCATCTGCTCCCATAGTGTCAGCCCCGGGGGCGGTGGCAGGAACTAAGGCGTTCGCTACAACGCATCCGGCAACCGCATTTACTTTCATTAACGCGGTCATGTTCGCTACACCGGCAAATTCAATACCGGCCGGGACGGTTGCATCTGCTCCCAAGTAAAGGACAGCGTCACAAACATTCGCACCGACATTAGCTTCTACTACGCCAGCGATTGCATGACATAAACCAGTGACAGCGCCGTCACCATCGATTATTCCCAAAACGCCAGTCACCCAGCCTTGCTCTACGGCAGCAGATAACAATGCCTTACCAGACAGGCCAGTGAGGTGAGCGTTAGCGTCATGGGTTGCCATAGCATCATGGATGGTCAAATGACCTTGTACCGCATAAGCATCAAATAAATCACCGTGAACGGTTGCGCTTGAAAGCAAGCCCTGCAATTTTACGTGCGGGGTATCGGTGGTGTTTGCGGCGCCAATATAAGCGGACATGCTTGACGTGTCAGCAGCAGTTTTATTGGTTGCGGTTGACATGTTTACGGTGAAAGCGATATTGTCAAGAAGAGAAGTATCAACAACTGGAGTTCCATATACGCCAACCCCTAGAACAGGTTCGGTATAAGATTCAGGCGCGCCGGTTGTGGTAAATCCGTGTTCAGAAATAACAGGTCCAGAAAAATGAGTAGCCATTATATGTGTACTCCTTTAGAGTTTTAGGGCGGCTAGCCCGATTAACACTTTCGGGGCGGGAATTTCACCCGCCCTATTATTTTGATTAAACTTCGTGGCCGTATACCCACTGGAAGGCATCCCAGCCAAATGAGTAGCGCATGTAGCCACGATACTTTGCAACTAGGTTGAAGTCGCTAGTTGGGTCCATTGAGAGTTCAGGAGAGACACGATCAAACCACAAAAGATGCAGGTTTGATTTCATTGAGTCGATCATAAACCAGTTGTTAGCATCGGTTAGGTAAGGATCAGCAACGATACGAAGGCCAGCGGGTTGTAATGCTGAAGCGGTCAAATCGGCGGCACCTGGCTTGTAAAGACCCTTAGTCTCTTCAATCGCAGTAGCTTCCAATTCAACAGGGACGTACAAAACATCATAGTTGAAAGGAAGAGGATTGCCGCGATCATCTTTCATCTTTTTACCAGCCTGCATAGTTGCAACGATAGCCGCATAAGACAATGCAGACGTACCCTTGTTTACAACGGCGGTTGATACAGACGGTGAAGTGGGGTGAGTGGTAGAGCAAAGAGCAACAGCATCACTACCGGGATAAGCCACATTAAAAGCATTGTTAAATACGCTGGCCATGTGGATAGCGCGGGTCGTACCGTATTCATCACCCAAAACAGCAGCTTTACGGCGGATCAATCCACTCATATTATCGTCGTAAAGTTTACGCTCGATTGCCAATCCTTTAGCATATTCTTTATGAGTGAAGGTCTTTTCGTAAAGAGGGTTGAAAGTATCATACTGAATAGCGGCTGCGGCGCCTTCGGCAGTAGACGAATTATATTCAGGAACCAAGCCACCACTACCGATACCCTGTGAATATTCAACAGAGCTAGTAGAGCGTTCAATTCCGTAAAACTGACTAGCGGGAGAAGGTACAGCGGTGAGCCGGTTATACCATTCACGGCGCACAATCGGCAAAACAAAACGAGGCCAACTTTCAGAAATCATAGGTGTAGTCATTTTTCATCATCCTTTAGATAATCGCGCCAGCGCAAACGACACAGTAAACAGTCAAACCTGAATCTTCGGTGCGCCAAGTTGACAAACCACCACCGGTAACATCGTCAGGGTCTAAACGACCGTCAGCGTCAAGGTCTTGAGCCTTAGAAGTAAATCCAGAGGTTGAAGCGGCGGTATCAACGGCCGTTCCTTTGATAACCATTCCAGGGGCGATGATTGCTACTTTCACTGGATCAGCAGCGGATAACGCGGCGGTCGTGGCTTCCATAGCCAAACCAAAGATTTTATCAGCGGTTCCGTCGGTTGTAGCTGCCAACTGACCAGATACCATTGATAACAATGTACCGACCTTAGTTTCAAGGCCAGACGCGGCTTCCATAGTTGTCACTTTCGGGACACGGTCGCCAAACAAATCACAATTAAATTCCCAAGTATAAGCGGGTGCTGCCATTTGTTACTCCTTTATTTAAACTTTAGATACTCTTCGGCTGTAATGCCGTGTTTTTTCGCTTCTGCAAGTTCTTCCGGCGATAAGGTGCTTACATCTGTACTTCCGCCACCTTGTTTACCGGCCGCAATGTCGAATCCTTTTTCTTTCATAAGCAAAGGTTTATTCTGTGCAATCCAGGCCAACTTTTGATTGGTTGATAA